TTTAAATTCAAGGAGACATAAATGTCACAATTATTAAATGAAAGATGGTCAGAGACCAAAGAAGCTCTGCTTGAAGGCCTATCAGGTAACCGCAAGTCTTCTATGAGCGTATGCTTAGAGAATACTCGTAAGTACTTGGCTGAATCTGCAACAGCAGGAGCTACAAGCACTGGTAATATCGCGACTTTAAACCGCGTTATTCTACCGGTAATTCGTCGTGTTATGCCGACAGTTATCGCTAACGAAATCGTTGGTGTTCAACCTATGACTGGCCCAGTTGCACAGATCCATACTCTACGTGTACGTTATGCAGACACATCGTCTGGTGACAGCGTAGTAGCTGGTGATGAAGCACTAAGCCCATTCAAGTTAGCTGCTGCTTACTCTGGTAACGGAGTTAACGCAACACCTAAAGCCCAAACAACTGCGGTCCTAGAAGGCCAAGTTGGTAAGCGTATGAGCATTCAGATCTTGAAAGCTCCAGTTGAAGCGAAGAGCCGTAAGCTATCCGCTCGTTGGACATTCGAGGCTGCACAAGATGCACAAGCAATGCACGGCATTGATATCGAAGCAGAAATCATGGCTGCTCTAGCACAAGAAATTACTGCTGAAATTGACCAAGAAGTTCTAGCTAGTCTACGTGCTTTAGGTTCAGTTGAACAGACTTATGACCAAGCTGCTGTATCTGGTACTGCTACATTCGTTGGTGACGAACACGCTGCTTTAGCTGTTCAGATCAACCGTGTTGCTAACTTGATTGCTCAGCGTACACGTCGTGGTTCTGCAAACTGGGCTGTTATCAGCAACCAGGCTCTAACGATCCTACAAAGTGCTACAACTAGTGCGTTTGCTCGTACTACAGAAGGCACATTCGAAGCACCTACAAACACTAAGTTTGTTGGTACATTGAATAACAGCATGAAGATCTATGTTGACGCTTACCTAAGCGACACAGACGACAACAACCAGTGTTTAATTGGTTACAAAGGCCCATCTGAAGCAGATGCAGCGGCATTCTATTGCCCTTACATCCCTCTAATGAGCTCTGGAGTTGTTTTAGATCCAGCTACATTCGAACCAGTCGTTGGTTTCTTAACTCGTTACGGTTACGTCGAGTTGACAAACACAGCTTCTAGCTTGGGTAACGCTGCTGACTACCTAGGCAAAGTGGCAATCACTTCTGCTAACGTTAGCTTCCGTTAATCAAACTTGCTGTAAAAAGCAAATTAAAAACGCCCTTCGGGGCGTTTTCTGTTAAATATAGTACTAGAAAAAACTTATGCAGTTCCCTCTGCGTAGACCTAGAACGTCATTTTATAAAGGAAAACAAAATGGGACGTCCAATTCATAAAAAATATTTTGCAAACAGAAACTATCAACTAGATGGTGAAGGCGTAGGCGGTGAAAGTTTTAATGTAGTTACAGTTTTAACAACTGGTACATTATATTCTACAACTACAAACTATACATGGACAGGCTCTACACCTCAAATTGCAGGTGGAGAAGCCGCAAGCGGTACTTTAAGTATCGGTACCGATCGTAGAGTTTCAGCATTTAACGTCAGCAATGGCGGTAGCGGTTATACTTCTACTTCTAGTGTTACTGTTACAGTTAGTCCAGCAACAACTGGAACTACTGCAACTTATCACGTTGCATTAACAGCAGCAGCTCGTGAAAACGGGTTAGCAATGTACGCATATCTTCCAGCAAGTGGTGCAGCAGGTTATCTAAGCGGTGCAGGTGGAAGCAGCCGTTTATTGTCTGACGTTATTCGTCAAGCTGGCAATAACAAGTATGTTGTTCAAAACTCACAAGGTGTTGGTGTTGTTCGTTTAGTAGCAGACGGTAGTGCAGCTAACGCAGCAGGTGAAGCTGACCTAACAGCAACTGATTGGAATGGCAGTACATATCGTGTTATCAAACTACATGCTAAGAAAGCAAGACTAAAGCAGGTCACTTCTAGCACAGCATTCTTGATTGAAGACGGTGCATGGGCACAGTGGACCATTACCGCAGCAACTGGAACAACTGTTCTATTAGCTAACGCTTAATTAAAGTAAGCATATAGGAAAGGGCTTAGGCCCTTTTCTTATTTGTGGCTAAATACGATAAAGGAACTTTTCATGGCCGTCGATGTAATTAGATATTCTGGCGATTTAAAATTGGCAACTGCCCCGGGCGGCACCATTACATTAGATACGGGTGTGAGTTCTGGCACAGTGGTTATTACTGGCAATTTAAATGTATTGGGTACTGCTACTAATATTGCAACAACTAATACCGTAGTTAAAGATAACATTATTACTTTGAACTCGGGCGAATCCGGAACTAGCGTAAGTTTCGGAGAAGCAAATACTCCATTCTACGGACAATCAGGATTTGTAATTGATCGAGGCAGCAATGCCAGTACTGCAACTCGTGCATCTATTCTTTTTGAAGAACGTGCATGGAGCTCAACTTCAACAACAGCAACACAGTACACCGGTATATGGGCAATTAAAACTGCCAATAGAGGTGCTGCAATTGAAGTCAGTTCTATTCGATTAGCAGGCGGCGGCCCAAACAACGACAATAAACTAAACTTGTTAGGTGCCGGAATCAACGGAGTTGTCAGCGTCGCCGGCCAACAAAACTATCATCTAAGAGTAACTGATGACAACGATATTCCAAACAAATATTACGTTGACAATACTCCATTAAGAGGTACTGCTACTAGTGCGTTAACAGCACTAGAATTAAGACAAAACGACACAAGAATTACGATAACTGATAATAATATCCAGCCGGGGTATATTACTACTGTTATTGACGGAGTGTCTACAATGATAGTTCAGCGACTAGCAGGTGTTCCTGTAATTACTTTAGGCACATTAATTGTTGCAGGCAATACTTTAAGAACAGCTTCAGCAAACAGAGATCTAGTTTTAGAAACATCGGGCACCGGCACAGTAGTTGTAAATAATGGTATTGGTATAGGAGTTTCATCTATTCCGCCTCAGCCTGCACAAGGTATTGTAAAAATTTACACTACGTCAACTGTAGGTGCTGGTAGTACAGGTATTAAATATTCTGGCTTTGAAAACCCAAGTACATTAGTTCCAACTAGCGGCGAATTAATTTCTGCAAGAAAAGCTCTGGTACTATCAATTATATTCTAAGGATTAAAAATGGCAATCACAAATTCGCAACTTAGCTCAACTGCAAAAACAGAAGTATTTGTTGGGTCCGGCGAAAACGCAATCACTTGTATTATCTTATGTAATACAAGTTTATCTGTTGATGCAACAGTAACAGTTTGGGCAGTGCCGGCGGCAGTCGCAGCAGGTGATGCCAATATGATTATGAATGAAATATCTTTGCCTGCTGGAGAAACATTCAGTATGGACACGGAGAGATTTATTCTTAATGACGGTGACAGTATTCAAGCACAAGCTAGTCAGAATTTAATTATCACCGCTACAGTAAGTTATGTACAAACGGCCTAATAACTATGAAATTTTACAAAAGAAAATCAATAGATTCTCATAATCCGCAAGATGATAATTTTGCTGTTGAAGCAGATGGTCGTTTAATTTCAGATTCTACACAGAGTTTTAAACTTCCCGGCGGTACAGTATTACAACGTCCCACAAACACTACTAACGGTCAGATACGACATAACACTCAATTATTTGATTTAGAAACTAGAGTTAGAATTGGTTGGGAAAGAATTAGAACAGTTCGCCCTGCAAGAATTACAGTTCAGAATTTAGGCAGCGGAAACTATTATAGTAATATATTTGGCCCGTTAAACGCAACTTACTCGCCTTCTTATTCTGCTGCTACTTTAGGTGGTGCTGCTAATATTCAAGTATATGTTGATAACGTTTTTCAAATTCCGTTTACTAACTATGATTTAACAGTTGATCCTAGTGCAGTAACAGCAACTACTACAGCAACTACTAGTGCATCTTCGTTTGTACTATATCTTGATACCGTACAAAATGTACAACCTGGCCAGACCGTAACTGGTGCTGCTGGAATCAGCTCATCAACAACTGTAATTGGCACAATTACTGGTACAACAAATGTTGAATTGAGTGAACCAGTTACTGCATCAGTATCGATAGGAACACTCCTTACCTTTAATTTTAATACTGGAACCTATGTACAATTTACAGGAGCAGTACCAGCTAAGCCTGTTGTGGTAATGCTAGGTGTTGACGGATATTATCCTCCGGGTTAACACCTAAGTAACCCAAAAATCTCTTTCCCGATAAATATAACGATGCCGGATGTTTCGGCAGATTATACTGTGGTAAACCCGCAATGAAAGGTGGTTAACCGTGAAACACGGGGTATAGGGAGCAAGCATGGCCGTAGGTCGTATAACGGGCCCACTCTTAGCACAAAATCTGCTTAGGGATGGAGTCAACATTGCAGTCGAAACCGATCTGCTATACATTGATGTTGTTAATGGCCGCATAGGTATTCGAACCGATGCTCCTCGTACTGAATTAGAAGTAAACGGCACACTCACAACAAAAGTTCTGATAGCAGATACTGCAACTATCGGACTAGTTACTATTGAAAGCTCTACTTCAAGTAGCACACTTTCCACAATCTTTGGACCGTTCACAATTGCTCCAGGCGGCGACGACGATACATTTGTTGAATCTGATCTAAGAGTAGACGGCGATGTTTTTGCCACAGGTAATTTCTTTGCACAAGGAAATATCAAATTAGGTGATACTACATCTACAGACACTATTCAATTGTTTGGTGAAGTAGAAAGCGATATACTTCCTTATATTAGTAGTGGAACTTTCTCAACATACATCAGTACAACTACTGGCTTAACAGTAACTGATTTTTACACCAGTACAGAAATTGTTTCTGAATACAGTTTAGGTAACACTGCTAGCTATTGGCAAAGTGCATACTTAGAAAATATCTACACAAAACAGATTGACACTGCTGGAACTGCTACTAGCATACAGTTCTTTCCTGATATTCCGTTGTTAGAAAGAACTTTAAACAAGAGCGTACAGATTAACGGAGACATCCGTGTGTATGGTGGCAGTCCTTTGGGTACTGCACCTGTTGTTAATAATATTTTGTATGTAAACGAAAACGGAAGCGACGACAACGATGGCCGTGCAATGGATGCAACTCGTGCTTGCCGCACAATTACTGGAGCTACACGCAGTCCTTATTTTAAACAAGGCACAGTTATTAAAATAGCACCGGGTTATTATGCAGAAGATAATCCTATTCCATTATTACCGTATACGTCAGTATACGGCGATAGCTTGCGAGGTGTGTTTGTAGAGCCGTTGAATAAAACAGTTGACTTGTTCCATGTAAACTCTGGTGTTTATATCACAGGTATGACCATGTTAAATCTGCGACGTGGTGAAGTTACTCGCTATCAACCAGGCGGTGCTGGCACATATACCACTGGTGCATATTGTGTTGCATTTCCTCCTCGACTAGATAATCCTATTGATCTATTCCATAGTCCGTATATTCAAAACTGTACTAACCAGTCAGGTCCGTGGCTATATGATGGCACAATGTTTGTGCCAAATCAGATTGTTCAAATTCCGTTAGTAGTAGCAACTGCAACCTATGCGTCCAGTACTACTACAATTACAATTAATATTCAACCTGAAGTAACTGCACAGATGCCTAAGATTGGTATGGCAGTGAACGGCTCAGGCATTCTAATTGAAGACGATGCACCGATTGCTACGATTGAGTCAGTTGAAAACCCAGATCCCGGCTTTAGGAACGCAAAACAATTATTGACTTTGAATAAATCTTATATGCAAGAAGAAGTACTTGCATATATTAATGTTGCTTATCCAGAACTGGTTTACGATCAAACAAAATGTCGAAGAGATGCAGGATATGTTATAGATGCATTGATAAACGATGCAGTACTTGGCGGTAATGAAAAAATTGTTGACACGGGTCGTTCTTACTATCTTGGCAATGTACAAATTCTCGGCGAAGAAACAATTCCAACTATTGCAGCATTTGAAAGAATTAAAACATTTGCGGTAGGGATTGTTAATAATGCAGATCTGTCAACTATACAGAGTGCAGGAAATATTGCTAATCAAGTAGTAGACATAGAATTAGTTGACGGTGATATTGCCGAAGACAATATTGTCATGTTGATGGATTTATTAATTGACATTATAAGAAACAATACCGGTTATGAAAATGCCGCAGCATTGTTAAATGCAAATAGAGGATTCTTACAAGCTGAAACAGTAGCGTTTGTTAATAACACATACGTTGGACAACCAATTCCTAGTTTTGAATACGACAGAGCAAAATGTTTTAGAGATACTGGCTACATTATTGATGCCATTGCTACAGATTTGTTGTACGGTGGCAATGAACAATCAGTTGCTGCCGGAAGTGCTTACCTTGGCGGTATTGCTATAGCTGACGAAGTAGATGAAACAATTGCAGCATTTAATTATTTAGGCATGATAGTAAGAGATGTTATTCTCCAACAAGAGATAAACGACGGCTATCAAACTACGGTAACTCAAGTGACTAACTTAGTTACAGGTACAAACGCTGCTGTAGAACTTACTACTAGAAATATAGAGTTAATTAACGCACTGATTAATGATGGACTATTAGTCCCAACAATTGTAAACAACGGAAGTATCAGTTCCATTCCTGGAATTGTTGCTGCTTACAATCTATTAGTTGCTAACAAAGCATTTTTACAGCACGAAGTAGTTAACTATATCGATGTTACCTTTACTAACTTAGATTTTGAATATAATGAAGAAAAGTGTGGACGAGATACTGGACTAATTTTGGACGGCTTGGTCTTAGATTTAGTACATGGCGGATCTAGTCAAAGTACTTTTGCAGGACTACAATACTGGAATCAAACTAATACAGTTATTCCAGGTGAAGAAACTACTACAACTAACGCCTTCACTTTTGCAAGAGACATTTCTAAAGATATTGTTCAAGGAATTGCAATTTCTCCGCAGGGCACGTTAACACAATATATTAGTACAGGAACTGATATTACCACCGCAGATATTTTAGGGTTAAAATTTGATACGGTAATTGATATTATCACTGACGGGACTATTGGAGTAACTGACATAATAGTGCCTAACGGTGATATTAACACAGGTACTTCCATAACTAATGCAATTAATAATTTAATAGGAAATAAAGATTTTATTGCAGACGAAGTTATTGCATGGATAAACACAAACAATCCAGGTTTTACATACGATCAAACAAAATGTCGAAGAGATGTTACTTATGTAATTGACAGTGTGGCTATGGACTTGTTACGTGGTGGCAATAGACAAAGCGTTCAGGCTGGTGTATATTACTACGGATATAATAGTACTAGTACCGTATTAGTTAACGAAGTTCCACAAACAATGGCAGCATATAAATTTATGGGCACATTGATTGAGAAGGTAGTTCAACGTATTCCAGCTACAAAAGTTTATCAAACTGAAGTTGAACAAAATTTTGACTACTTGGGTGCAAGTATTAATGAAGCCAAAGCAATTACTGAAAATATAAACTTAATTAAAAGAATAATTAAGAAAGGACCAAGCGAAGCTCCGGTCCAAGTGCCTATCACATTGGCAGCTAGTACTTCAACTAATATTGCTCGTGCATACCAGATATTAAAAGACAACAGAGCTTTTATCGTTGCTGAAACTGTTGAGTTTGTAAACAAGACATTTATCCAACCCTACGAATTTAATTACAACGAAGAAAAATGTTTTAGAGATGTTGGATTAATTGTTGATGCAATTGCAAATGATATTATTCGTAGGTCAAATGTGAACTCTCTTGAAGCAGGACTATCGTATTGGGACGGTGCTGTTAGTGTAATTGAAGGACAATTAAAAGAAACTGCCGGTGCAATTCAATATATCAAGAGCATTGCACTTGACGTTATTGCTAACAATCCAGTTACATCTTTCTATCAAGAATCGATGGAAACAATTATTCCTGGAACAAGTTCTACCACAATGACAGCGGTAGTTTCTCAGATTATCAATAGTCAGTTACCAAGCGGCGATGTTGCAAGAGATCTAGTTGACAGTAATTTTAATGCTATTACTACTATTATTAACAACGGCCCGGCTTATGCTCCGTTTAGTACAAATAGTACCCTAACACAATTCATTATTAATCTAAGCACTTCTACAGTTAGTGCAGCCGTAAACGACACTATCTATATTGGATATACATCAGTATACCCAGTTGAAGATAAAAATATGCCAGGCGAGTGGAGTGAAAACGGTTATGCAGATCGTCGTATTGATCCAAACGGTTCGGGTGGCGGAGCTCTAGTTGACGGAAATGCTCCAAGCCGTAGAAGTCCGATTCAGTCGTTTGTGTTTGATGCGTTTACGCAAATTACACAAGGCGGCCGCGGCATTCACATTATTAACGAAGGTTATGCACAGTTAGTTTCTGTGTTTACAATTTTCTGTAATGTTGCTGTCGAAACTGCTAGTGGAGGCATTGCTTCTATTACTAACTCTAACAATAACTTTGGCGATTTATGTTTATTATCAACAGGTTACGGCAAAAGAAAGTTTGGCGGTACAATCTATAACCCAGCAAACATTGCTTACAATGAGCTGACGAACGAATTTGAACCAAACGAATATTATCCGCAGGGGTTCTTCCCATACCGACAGCAAGTTGGTGTATTTGTTCCAGACCCACTCAACAGGCCACACATTAGTTTAGTAATGGAGGTAGAGCCCCCGGATCAGTATGTAAACTATGACGGCGAGGTAGTGCCATACAGAAATGAACAAGGCTATCCTGGATTCTTAACAGCAATTATTAACACTAGCTCGATAACAACTGGCAGCTACACTATTTCTGGAATTGACGTCACTGGTGCAAGCGTAGGGCAAGAAGTTTTTATTAAAGATCAATTTGGTTACGAAGCACCTGACAACGGAGAAGGTACTAGATATCTTTCTACTGGTACAACAATTGTAGAAGTAAACTATCAATCTATTACTTTAAGTAATCCCATTGAAACGGGCGGCGGAGAATACGGAAACGGTTTCTACTTCAATATCTATTGCTGTGGAAATGCATATTATAATGTGTTGACCAGTGTAGTAGCAGAAAGCCCGTACCCAACAGGACAAAGTAAAATTCTTGGACAAGAAACAGAAACTATTGATGCTATTAATCACTTAAAGAAATTAGCAAGTGCAGTAGTTTCCAATGTAGCATTCACTGGAACATATACTACTACGGTTAGTCAAAATATTAATACAAGTTATCAAGGTGGTGAAAATACTATTTCTTTCATTAGAGATCGTCTTAATATTATCACCAATGTAATTTTATCTGGCCCACAAGTTGCACCGGCTGTACAATCAACTGGCACTAGAGCAGATTATTATGAAAGTGCAATTGAATTACTAAAATTAAATAAAATTTTTATTCAGAACGAAGTAGTTGGATACACTGATGATATATTTGGCGGATTCACATACGATGAGAATAAGTGTAGGAGAGATACTGGATTAATTATTGACAGTATTGCTATGGACATGTTGTATGACGATACTTCACAGAGTACATTTGCAGGCTTACAATACTGGAGTCAAACTAATTACGTTGACGGCATTGGCGGCCAAATTACCACAACTACTGCTGCGATTGAATATGCAAAAGGTCTAGCAGTGTCGGCAGCAGGTAGTGGTGGAGTAGTAGTTGGACAACGATTTGACGAAATACTAGAAATTTTAGAGAATGGAACAGTTGGCGTATCAGATATTATTGTAGCTAACGGATACAAAACAACAGACGCCGGTGCGTTAGCATCATTTGATTCTCTACAGGCTAGCAAGTCAACTATACAGGCTCAGGTAATTAGTTGGATCACTGCTAACCATCCTGGATTTACATACGATCAAGCCAAATGCTCTCGTGATGTTGGCTACATTATTGACAGCGTTTCTATTGACCTAGTACACGGTGGTAACAGACAGAGTATAATGGCTGGGGTATATTACTATAACTTTGATGCAACTAGTTCTACTATTGTAGGAGAGATTCCTCAGACTACTGCGGCATATAACTTTATCAAAGGACTAGTAGGAGATATTATAACCGGAACTCCGATTAGTCCTAAGTATCAAAATGCAATAGCACAGATTACTAATCTATTGCCTGCAACTGATGCAGAGGCCGTTACATTACAATCTAAGATTGATGTTATTACTAATATTTTATCTAATGGTCCGTCTGTTGCAGAAGAAAGAAAAGCAATTGGTTTAGTAATGGATACTAGTCAGGCGGTAGCACGAGCATTTGCATTATTAAATGCAAACAAAGATTTTATCAAAGCAGAAGTCATTGCATACATTGCAAATGAGTTTGGTGGCTTTGAATACAACAGACAAAAATGTCGAAGAGACGTTGGTTTGATGATTGATGCAATAGTTGCTGATTTAGCAACTGGCGGAAACTTCCGTGCAGTTGAAGCAGCTAAAACATATTACACAAGAGACGGAACTTATCATATAGTTACAATTGAAGACAACGTGAGGAACCCGTTGTTATATATTGACGGTAGTACTGTTAATTTCTATCAAAGAAGTTATCAAAGTGCATCTGGTTATTTGTTTGAATACTGCGGTGCCGGCACACAGTACGGTGCATTACCTCAAGTAGGTCGTGTTGATCCTGTACAGAGCAAAGAAGTAGTTCAGTTAAATAATGGTAAGGTGTTCTTTACTTCAACGGATCAGAACGGAGATTTCCGAATTGGACCAACGTTGGTAATTAGTCAGGCAACTGGTGTATTATCAGGAAGAACATTTGAAAAGAGTTTATTCGCTCAGATGACGCCCTTCATCTTAGCAGTTGAGACGGGCGGAGAATAAAGGAGAAATATATGGCATTAATTCCATTAAACACGTTTAAAACAAAAACAAAAGTATTAGATACAAATTCAACAGCGACAGTATATGTTGCACCTATTGGTGTTACTTCAATTGTACTAATGGCTCAGGTTGCAAACGTTGACCCTACTGCATCGCACACTATTACATTCAGTCATCACAGACGTTTTAGAGTGCTGCCAGATGCACAGGGCAACAACTCACAAGAACCTAACATTACTACAGAACTAGTTCAGAACTTTGAAGTACCGCCAAACGATTCAGCAAGTTTGATCACTGGTAAAATGATTTTAGAAGCACAAGATAGTATTCGAGCGTTCACAGATGCTAACGGCACTATGAAGTTAGTATTGAGTATTCTCGAAACAGCTAACAACTAAAATATTTTAAAGAGAAAGCAATGCCACGTTTATTAAGTAATCGAAAACCCGTATCGCGTCCGGAAGATTTAAAAGAAAATAGATTCGAATATTTAAATCTTCAGCAAGCACAACCTGCTTTGGGTCTCGCACCTGAAGCAAATACTGGTTTTACTTTACAAACAGATGAAAGTGGCAGAGTAACTTTTACCAATACACTTGGCAAATTAGAATTTGATGAACAAGTAATATCCGGCACACAGGCAGGGGTTGACATCGAAATCAACGGATCGGTCAATAATGGCGACATTGTTCTAACTCCGTATCAATCTGCTAGAGTTGCCGGAAATTTTAGTGTTGAACAAGACGCAATTATAGATGGTGACTTTACAGTTAGAGGAATTCCTCAAGGAACTGCACCGCTGGTCAGTAATACATTGTATGTAACTCCTGACGGTAACGACGAAAACGACGGGACATCAATGGACTCAACCCGTGCTTGCCGTACTATTAGTGGAGTTGTAAGAAGCCCGTTCTATCAATCGGGTACTGCTATTAAAGTTATGGCAGGTACATACTTTGAAGATAATCCTATTCCGTTGAAGCCGTATACATCCGTGGTTGGAAACGACTTACGTACAACATTCGTTGAACCTTTAAACAAAGACTTAGACTTATTCCATGTTAACTCTGGTGTTTATATTGCACAGATGCAGATGCGTAACCTACGTAGAGGTGCAGTCGAAAGATATGCACCGGGCGGTGCTGGCACATATACCACTGGTGCATATTGCTGTGCATTTCCTCCTAACTTAGAAAATCCGATTGACATTTATTATTCTCCGTACATTCAGAACTGTACTAATCAATCAGGTCCTTGGTTAAAAGATGGCACAATGATGGTGCCAAACCAAACAGTTCAAATTCCATTAGCGGCAGGAACTAGTACATGGATTGCTGATCAAAATCAAATTACAGTTACTTTATATACAGGAACTATTGCTGTAGGCATGGCATTAAATGATGCAGCAAACGAAGGTTATAGAAATGCACAGGTACTTTTAAAACAAAATAGAACTTTCTTACAAAGTCAAACTGTTGCATATGTAGAAGCTACTTTTCCAGACTTAGTATACGACCAAGCAAAATGCTATCGTGATGTGGGTTACATTGTTGATGCTGTAGCAGGAGATGCAAGATTAGGTGGTAATAAACGTAGTATTGAGGCCGGACTTGCATACTGGAGTGGAAATAGTTCGTTAATAGCAAACGAAGTTACTCAAACAGTTGACGCAATTAACTATTTGAAAGAAATTTCTCTAGAAGTTATTACTAATACCACAGTAACAAATATTTACAGTACATTATCAAATCAAGTTATTAATTTAAACCTTGATAAAGGACAAGTAGTCTATACTAGAGCTGCATCAAGTTATGATTTGATTAAAAATATTATTGTAGATGGAGAAGCAGCAGCACCAGACACACCTACAGCAGATTTACTAGGATTGATTTATCCAACCGGGCTAAGTCCAAATAACGTAAACGTTGCAAGTACTGTTACTGAAATAACACAGTTGACTACCAACACCTATGTTATCACTCTTAGTACTTCTACAGTAAGTCCAAGCGATAATGCAACTGTATATTTTGGATATACCACAACCTATCCTTACTTAGATGCAGACATTCCTGCAATATGGACCGCTGACGACGGCGACAAATATGTTGACCGTCGATTAAACCCAGAAGGATCTGGAGGCGGTGCCCTTGTTGACGGTAATGCTCCTAGCTTACGTTCGCCTATTCAGTCGTTTGTTTTTGATGCGTTTACACAGTTGAATCAAGGCGGCATCGGCATTCATATTATTAACAACGGATACGCACAGCTTGTATCTGTGTTTACGATTATGTGTAGTCAGGCTGTTATTGTTGAGAACGGAGGCATTGCTTCTATTACTAACTCTAACGCCAACTTCGGCGACACTTGTTTAACTGCAAAGGGATTAGGAAAACTGGCCTTCCAGGGATTTATTAGAAACCCTGCATACCCTACCAACGTACCAAACGGTGAATACTATCCTTTAGGTTACTGGCCTCAAAAACAGATAATGGAAGTATTCATTCCTAATGACCGCGATCGTCCTCACATTGGTCAGGTTATGGAAGTTGTTCCACCTGACACATATATAAATTATGAAGGTAATCGTGTTCCGTATGTTAACGAAGCAGGATATCCGGGATATCTAGCGGTTACTTCCAACACCTCTACTATCACAACTGGTAGTTATACTATTAACGACATCGATGTTACTAGTATTGCAGTTGGTCATACTTTGTATGTTCGAGATGTACTAGGAATGGAAACACATCCAGTTACTGGACAGCCGTACATTACTACCGGAACACAGGTAGTTGACGTTAATTATCGTTCTATAACATTAGACACACCTATCTTAACAGGTTATACTGACTTAGCTAATGCTAACTATTTTAATTTGTATTTCTGCGGCAATGCCTATTATACAGTACTGTCTAGTTCTATTGATACTAGTCTGTCGTCAACTGTTACTACAGAAGTGACGTTGGTTCCTGGACAAGAAACTACTACTAGTTTAGCAATCAGCTATGCTAAAAAACTAGCATTGAAAATAATACAAAACGAAGAAATTACTGGTCTAGTTTATAATCAGGCCAAATGTAAACGAGATACTGGACTAATTGTAGATGCACTAGCACTTGACTTGTTATACCCAACACCTGAATTAAGTCAAAGTAATTTTGCAGGATTACAATATTGGAATCAAGAAAACTACATTAACGAAATTACAGACGAAATTACCACAACCACAAATGCAATTCGATACGTGCAGGAACTTACACGAGAAATTGTACAAGGAATTACAACAGGAACAAGATACCAAAGTACTGTTTCTCAAAATGTTGTAGGAGATTTTGCAACCGCAGTTGAAGCTGGTATTGTATCTGACGATTTTGAAGTTATTATTGATATTATTATAGATGGAATTGCAGGAGTAAGTGATAGAATTGTGCCAAACGGAGATCAATCTACTGCAACAAACATAGTTAATGCGTACTCACTGTTAGTTGCAAACAGATCATATATTCAAACAGAAGCAGTTGCGTTTGTAGAATATACAAAAGCTCCGGGATTTACATATGATTCTGTAAAATGCTACAGAGATGTTGGCTATATGGTTGACAGTGTTGCATTTGATTTAATACATCCTAATGGAAATCAGGCAAGCAATAGGCAGGCAATTCAAAGCGGTGTTTATTATTACGGATACAATGCATCTAGCACAGCCATTGAAGGAGAAATTCCTCAGACTACTGCGGCTTATAATTATATCAAGCAGTTAATGCCGTTTGTTCTTAAAGGTGTTACCACTTCAACATACCAAACGTACCTTGATCAAGTTACTAATTTAGATGCAGCTACCGATACCGAAGTTCTTGTGGTTGAGACTTTAATTGACCATATTACTAATATTATCAACAGTGGACCATCAGTTGCCGAAATTAAAGTTCCAATTAGTTTAACTGAGTCAGTCGATCCTAATGTGTACAATGCTTATCGATTACTAAACGCTAATAGAGCATTTATTCAGGAAGAAGTAATTGCATACATTAACGAAACTTACGACTCTGGAACATACCAATCAGAATATCAACAGATATTTGACGCATCCTTAACAGGTGGCATCGACGCTGTGCCTAGTCTAGGCGAAAAATTTGATATAATTGCTGACATCATTATAAATGGTGCTGACTCTAGTCCGGCTATCCAACGTCCGAGACAATATGTTGACACAAATCAAAATATTTTAAACGCTAAGAAGTTACTTGATAAGAATAGACTGTTTATTCAAAACGAAACAGTGGCATTTGTGGACAGTATCTGGCCAAGTAAATTTAGTTACGACCCAGTGAAGTGTAGTAGAGACACTGGATTAATTGTTGACAGTTTAGCACAAGATTTATTATTCAACGGAACAAGTCAAAGTACTTTTGCCGGAATTCAATACTGGAATCAAGGTCTAACTGTTATACCGGGCGAGCAGACAACTACTACTAATGCAGTTAAGTACTTAAAATCACTTGCACAGAAAGTAGTAACAAATACTACTTCAACATATAACTATCAAAGCACAGTAACTCAAGTAGTAAGTACTATTACAAGTTCTACAAGTTTGATTTCTGCTGTGGTAGGAACTAACTTTAATGTAATTGTTGATATTTTAGATAACGGTACAGATGGAATTACTGATAAGATTGTTCCTAACGCATTATCTGCATCAACGGCATCTGCTAGATTAGCTGCATATAATTTATTGCAACAAAATAGAAATTATCTACAGCACGAAACGGTAGCATGGGTTGAAGCCAATGCAAACTTTGTTTACGATTCTGTTAAGTGTGCAAGAGACACAGGTCTTATTGTTGACAGTATTGCATTAGATTTATTATATCCAACAGCCACTGATAGCCAAAGCAATTTTGCTGGACTGCAATATTGGAATCAAAGCAATTATGTTGGGTCAATTGCTGAAGAAATTACCACTACCACTAATGCAATTATACATGTCAGTTCAATAGCACAAAAAGTTGTAGTTGGTGACCTATCGGGTACTAGATATCAAAGCACTGTGACACAAACTACTTCTACAGCATCGGGCGGAATTTTAGATGCAGTAGCAGTAGGCACTGATTTTGGAGTTATTTTAAATATCCTTTCAACTGGTACTGCTGGCGTTACTGATATAATTGTTCCTAATGGCAGAAGAAGCATTACTACTGCTACCGTTAATGCTTATAATTTATTGATAGCAAATAAACCGTATCTAGTAGCAGAAGCAATTGCATATGTTGAAGATACAAAAACTGCTGAGTTTGAATACGATCAAACTAAGTGTGCAAGAGATGTAGGCTACATGGTTGACAGTGTTGCATTTGACTTGTTGCACGGCGGTAATAAACAAGCTGTTCAAAGCGGAGTTCTTTACTACGGTTATGATAGCACCTCTACTGCGGTACCAAATGAAATTCCGCAGACTACCGCAGCATATAATAGAATAAAAGAAATATTACCAAGTATTTTAACTGGAGTTACTATTACTCCAAGTTTAGGTAACAGCACTATCCAAGTTACCTATATGCTGCCTTCAAGTACTGCACAGATTACTGCGGCACAAGCTAAAGTTGATAAAATTACAAACATTATTAACAACGGTCCAGCAGCAGCAAGCGAACTATTTCCTATTAGTCTAACTCCAAGCACTGATACAAATGCAGATCGTGCATACGATTTGTTAGTAGCTAACAGAGAATTTATCAAAGACGAAATCATTGCTTATATTGATAGCACATTCACAGGGTTCGTATACGACAAAGACAAGTGTTTTAGAGATGTTGGTTATATGATTGATAGCGTCAGCTTTGACGTTCTATATGGCGGCAATAAACAATCGGTTCAAAGCGGAGTTTATTACTACGGCTACCTAGAAGATAGCACAGCTATTCCAAATGAAATTCCTCAGACAACCAGTGCTTACAATTTTATTGAACAAATTGTCTCTGATATCGTTACAGGTACCTTAATTGCTGAGCCCCAACAAAGTACAGTAGTACAGGTAGTATCAACACTAACAGGTACTACCGTTGAAGCAGACCTAATAAAGAGTAATGTTAATTTAATTAACAATATAATTGAATACGGTCCAGACGAAGTATTAGCAAAAGAACCAATTGCACTCACAAGAAGCACTAGCACTTCTGTAATTAATGCGGCAAATTTATTAAATGCTAACAGAGATTTTATTCGTGCAGAAACAATCGCATTTATCAACAACGAATATAACACTGGATTCTTATACGATAAAACTAAGTGTCGAAGAGACACAGGATTGATTGTTGACAGTATTGCTTTTGACCTATTATATGAAGGTACTACTGAAAGCACATTTGCAGGTCTGCAATATTGGAATCAAGATACATACGTAGGAACCATTCGAGGTGAAATTACCACTACAACTAACGCTATTAGATACCTAAAACAAGTAGTTGGAGATATTGTGTTGAATAACACTGTTGTTGCAACTACTGGAAATAATACTGTACAAGTAACAAATCTTCCATCCAGCACTGAAGGCATTGCGGGCGTGTTAACTGGCAATGTAGATGTTATTCTCAACATCTTATCAAATGGGACAGGCGGAGTAACTGACATAATTGTGCCTAACGGTGTGGTTCAAACTAGTACCGATATTGTAACAGCGATTGATTTATTAGAAGCAAATGCAAATTTTATTAAAGATGAAGTTATTGCAAGAATTGATTTAGACAATACTGAATTTGAATACGACAGAACAAAATGCAGAAGAGATATAGGCTATATTGTTGACAGCATTGGTTTTGATTTACAACACGGAGGTAACAGACAAAGTGTTACTTCCGGAGTTTACTACTACGGATTTAATGCAGCTGACACTGCTATTGACGATCAGATTCCTCAGACAACTGCGGCATACAATTACATTAGAGAACTGGTTGATAAAATAATTCAAGGTACTGCAATTCCAGTAACTTATCAAAAGAAAGTTCCACAAGTATTGTCTTCAGCAGTAGGTACTCCTGCTGAAGTAAGTTTAGTGCAGGCAAAAATTGATAATATCACAAACATCATTGAAAATGGTCCAGGCGTTGCACCTACACAAGAGCCGATCAGTGCAGTAGCAAGCACTAGCACTGCGGTTGTAAACTCGTTTAGTATCTTGTTAGCAAACAGAGCTTTTGTTCAAGCAGAAGTTGTGGCATATATTGATGCAGTGTTTACTGATGCAACAAATTATGATAGAGCAAAATGTTTTAGAGACACTGGTGCAATTGTAGACGCAGTGGGATACGATCTAATCTATGGCGGAAACTATAATTCTGTAAACACTGGTAATGGATACTTCTTGCGTAAAGGGCAGTATCATTTAGTGAGACTAGAACAGAACGTAACTGACCCAACATTGTTTATTGATGGTGCAAGTGTTAGATTCTATCAACAGAGTTATATTTCTGCTTCTGGCTATTTGTTTGAATATGTTGGTGCAGGTACACAGTACGGGGCATTGCCTCAAGTTGGTACTGCTGACCCTCAACAGAGCAAAGAAGTAGTTCAGTTAAATAATGGTAAGGTGTTCTTTACTTCAACAGATCAAAATGGCGACTTCCGAATCGGACCTACACTGGTTATTAGCCAGAGTACAGGCGTTCTAAGCGGACGAACTTTCCAAAAGAGTTTGTATGCTGAAATGACACCGTTTATCTTGGTTGTAGGAGCATAACGTGGCATCATTATTAAGCGGAGCAGTTAGAAACCCGACCTCCCCGTCGGGCTATATCACATTAGGTCAAGCCCAGGCCGCGTTGGGTAATACTCCTACAACTTCAACTGGTTACACGCTAATAACTGCAAACAGTCAAACAACATATTCTTCTAGTCTAGGTCGAATTGAGTTTACATTTACTAATACAGCAAACTTTATTTCAAGTACAATACCCGATGGCGATGTAATCTACAGACCCAACGGAACTGGCACATTATATCTATACGGCGAAGTGGTTATTCCTAGCTTAGATGCACAAACTGCATTTAAAGGACCAGTGCAGGCAGCAACTACAGCTAACATTGATTTAATTGGAGGTGCACCAATTGAGGCTGATGGCTACGCTTTAGAATTAAATGATCGTGTTTTGGTCAGAGCACAGACTAATACTGCAACTAACGGTATATATGTGGTCAGTTTCTTAGGATCAGGCAGTAATGGCACATGGGCAAGATCAGCAGATACCAATACTGCTGAAGAAATGGCAGCAGCCATCGTTAGCGTTATTAACGGTGATACGTTATCTGGTCGTTATTTTTATAACGATTTTAAAGCCACTAGTACATTAGGTACTGCTCCGGTAAATTGGTATCAGATTATTGCTGATACTAAAAATCAAGATATCACAAATAAGTTAATTGATGCAACTGATATTGGTACTCGTATTCCGGGTAAAGGCGTTTTTACAGAAATTGAAAGCACTGGATCGTTTGTTGCAAACAAATTAAGATTAACTAGCACAGAAACTTCTACAACTACAGACAGCGGTGCTCTTGTAGTTGCAGGCGGTGTTGGTATTGGCGACAATATGAACATTGGCGGCCCTGTAAGAATATACGATCTAACTTCCGCAACTAGTACGTTCACTGGTGCATTGATTGTTCAGGGCGGTGCAGGATTTAATGGTGATATCTATGCACAAAGATACTTTGCCGAAGGCGAACCGCTTGATAATCTGTATTGGAACGGCGGCGAAATATCAGCACCGTTGAGAATTAGAAATCCAGCAGAAGCCACAAACACCTATTCCGGTGCGTTACAAGTGTGGGGCGGTGCAGGTATTGGCGGCGACTTATATGTTGGCGAGAGCATTACTTTAGAATCTCGAGTACAGACGGATAGCGTTTATTTTAGAATGCGTAACACGGCCACTAACGGCCAGAGCTACACATGGAGAGTAGGCGGAAATAACTTTGAAGGTCAGGCAGGTGCTAACTTAAACGAAGGTGGCCTAACTTTATATAATGACACACAAAACGTTTATCGATTGGCTATTACAAAAAGCACAGGAAATTTGCTTGTAGGAGCCCAAACCGACAACGGCGTAGACAAATTACAAGTAGCAGGAAGTGTCCGTTTTGGAGACGGTCAACTGTTTACACGCAGTACCAGCATAAATAACACAAGTACTACGGTAATAGACAGTTTTCCTGCTGCAAATTATAGGACTGCGAAGCTTTTAATTCAGATAGCTGACGGAGTAGGAACAAGTGCAAAGTTTCATGTGGTAGAAATAGTTGTATTAGTGGATAATAATGGAAACGTTTACAAATCAGAATACGGTATTATTACTACAGGAGGCACAGTGGGAGAGTTTGATGTGGATTATAATATAGGAGGCAATGGTCTAGTACGATTGTTATTCACAGCAGACGCTACATCGGCTAAGCAAGTTAAAACAGTAAGAACTAGCATCAGTAGGTAACAAAGGAACAACAGATGGCACAAATAAAAGATTTCGTCGTCAAGCAAGGCATAGTAGCAGAAGGAATTGCACAGTCACTAGCAACTTCTTCCGGTGCTTTAATTGTCGCCGGCGGTGCGGGCGTAGGCGGAAACATCAACGTCGGCGGATCTATTAAACGACACGGCAATGTCGCACAAGGGCGTGAACACAGTATAGGTGCTCAACTTTCTTTAAGAGATGCTACATTCACCGATGAATTAATCACCGGTAGAACTACTTGGGGTATTGTAAACTATTTTGGTAGTTCAGTACTTGATACAATCAGTGAAAATGCAACATATACAAATGCTGCCAGTATATACGTTAAAGGTGCACCAGCAGCTGGTACTAATTTAACAATTGAAAAAGCATGGTCATTGTATATTACTTCTGGAACAATGTTCTTGGGAGAAACAAGCGGCAATACTTCAACTACTTCTAGTCAAGCCCTGCAGGTTGCTGGCGGAATTAGCTTTAATAACGGTATGGTCGGTTATGGCGGCGGTAGTTTATTTGGACCGTGGGCATTAAATAGCAGCGAAATTTTAACTCGTGCAACACAAAACGTAGGACTTGTTGAATTCCCAGACGGAATTCGTATTACTACTTCTACACAGTCCTACAGCACAGTAACGGGTGCGTTAGTAGTTGACAATAATGGCGGTGCTGGTATTGGCGGAAACTTATACTTAGGTGGTTATTTTGTAGGTGAAACTACAGGAACTTTCCTAAGTACTATTAATTCATTATCTACATCAACGGGGGCATTGACTGTCAAGGGCGGTTTAGGTGTAGGCAAAGACATTTATGCACAAAACGGTTTCTTTGTCAGCGGCAACTCTAACACTGCCACAGTTGGCGGCAACAGTTTACAAGTAACAAACGGCGGCGGATTAGGCGTAACCGGTGTTGCAAGATTTGACAATCAAGTATGGCTAGCTAGTTTAACTGACAGCACAGGTTTTGGAACAGGTGCATTGATTGTTCAAGGCGGTGCAACAGTTGAACGTAACTTGTCTGCAAACACTGCCGAAATATTAGATAACACAGCAGCAAGCTCCACTGACACTGCGGCATTTACTGTAGTCGGCGGTGTTGGCATTGGAAAGAATTTAATTATTGGTGCTGTTGGAAGTTCTACAGGAACAACTGCAACTAATGCATTAATAGTTGGGGGCGGCGGATATTTTGGCGGATCATTAACAGTTGACGGATCAACTGTGATCAAAGGAGACTTGTTCTTATTGGGCACAGGTACTCAGGTAACTATTAATTCAACAAACACATATATTGTTGATCCTGTTATTGAAATTGGTGGCGGAATTGACGGCTCAATGCTGACAATTCCAGATGTGTATGACAAGGGATTATTGATTCACTATCAAAATTCTGTAAGCACAGCTACTGATTATCGTGCATTTATTGGCTTAGAAAATACCACAGAAAGATTCATCTTTAAACAAGAAATTCTTCCTGGTGTTTCCGGTAGCGACCCATTTGGCAACTATTACAATAGTGGAACATGGAGCACATTAGAAGCTGGTAGCTTAATTTTACGCGATGCTACTGAATCTGTTGATGCAGATACTGGTGCATTGATTGTTGAAGGTGGTATTGCTGTTAGTGGTAACAGTACTTTTGCCAGCTCAACAGTAACATTTACCAGCGGTGCATTCTCGTTAACTAACATTGTTAACAATGCAGTTCAAATTCCTACAGGTGGACTTGGAACTAGATATCTTTATGTTGAAGAAGAAGGCTATATTGGTAATGCTAGAATCCTTACAACTGGTACAGTTAACGACAATATTGGCGGTATCTTTACATTAAGTTTTGCATTTATTAATTTAACACAATCGGACGGTACTGACACTGGTGCAGTTACAGTATCTGGCGGTGTGGGCATTGGTGGCAATCTTAATGTTGGTGGCAATCAAACACTAGGCGGCACGCTACGAATCTTAAATGATACCCAATCTGACAGCACTGACACGGGTGCGTTAACTGTTGTTGGTGGAGTTGGTATTGGCAAAAATGTCAATATTGGCGGCCAAACAAAAATATATGACACTACACAGAGTACCAGTACTGACACCGGTGCATTAGTGGTAGGTGGCGGTGCAGGTATTGCAGGTGACTTAACTGTTGGTGGTCTTGTAACTGTTGTAAACACATTAACTGTTGAAACTCTAGTTGTTACTAGTGAAATAGACAGCACTGCAACAAATAACGGTGCTGTGGTAATTGCAGGTGGCTTAGGTGTTGGCAAAACTATTAATGCAAATAGAATTAATATTCAAACTGCAAGTATTAATAGCGGAACAAGTTCTACATCAACTACTACAGGTGACTTAACAGTTGTTGGCGGAGTTGGCATTGGTGGTGCAGTATTTGTAGGTAAAGAACTACAGGTATTAAGCACTGACACTGCAATTAACACTTCAACAGGGGCAATAGTAGTCAAGGGCGGAGTTGGCGTTGCTAAAGATGTATTCATCGGCGGAAAGCTAATTCGATCTGGACAGGTAACACAAGATGTAATCAATGCATTAGGTGCAGGCTTAATACTAAGTTCATCAACCTACGTTGATTCTTTAACATCTGGTACTCCTAATTCGTTAGCTATTCACAGTATTGGTCGTCCAACTATTCAAGGTGTATTGAATCCAGTATGGACTAATGCTGCTACAGTATTCATTGATAACGAACCACTATTTACAGGTGGTTCTGATGCTACTAACAAGTGGGCATTGCAGGTTAACAACGGCAAAGTTAAGCTAGGCGGTACAAACTCTAACGTAGGCACAACTACTTCAGGGGCATTGCAGGTAGTTGGTGGAGTTGGAGTTGGCGGAAATATTACTTCAGGCGGCGAAGTTAGAGCACAGACTTTTAAAGTTGTTGATAACCAGATTAGTTCTGCAACCGTTATTGGTAAGAGCAATGATTCTGCTGTGACAATTGACACATATGTAGGTAATGAATTTACTACAGCTAAGTATCTTGTACAGATAGTTGACTTGGGAACTCCTAATAAATTCCATGTGGTTGAATTAATGGTAACATACGACGGGTCCAACGCCACTAGCGGAGTCTACATCAGTCAATATGGTATTATTACAAACACGGGTGAATTAGGTACCTTTGATGTTACTTATAATACAGGCAATATTAATGTTATCTTTACACCAAACTATACTCCGGTAAGTATGAATCTTAGAGCTTTGCGTATGGCAATAGTGACTTAATAAATACTAAAAATTTAAAGCCGTCAAGTGGAAAGGGAAACTGAGTGGCACAAGCTGATTTCATCGTTAAAAACGGTGCTGTAGTTCTTAATGGTTTAACAGCCACATCAACCAGCACCACAACAGGAGCACTCGTTGTACACGGGGGCATCGCAACATCGGGCCGATCCACGTTTGGCGGTCCACTATTCATAATAAACACCACCACATCTACTAGTTCACTAACAGGTGCATTAGTGGTCGCAGGCGGAGTGGGCATTCAAGGTGATTTAATTGTTCAGGGTGTTAATTTATTAAAAAGTGATTATCATCATTTCTATGTTTCTGAAGACGGTGACAATAATGCAAGCGGCAAATTGCCGCAATCTGCTGTTAGAACTGTAAAGCGAGGTTTAGAACTTGCAGATGCCGTTGGAGCAAATGCTGCGGTTAACATTTTAGCAGGAACATACGTTGAAGAATTCCCGCTAACTGTACCAGCTGGAGTATCAGTTAAAGGTGCAGGACTTAGACAGGTATACGTTTCTCCTACTACTGCAACCAATACACAGAGTGCATTTTTATTAAACGGTGAAACCACAATCAGCGACTTTACTGTTGGCGGATTTTACAAACCGGGATATGCATTTAAGTTTGCACCGGGTGCAAAAATCACAACACGTAGCCCGTATGTAGAACGATTTTCAGTACTGACAAAAGGATCAAACCCTACGGTAGGTGACCCTTACGGTTTTGACAGCAATGATGCAGGCGGCGGTGCATACTTAGATGGTGCAAATGTTGACCCTACCAGTCTCGAAGCAGCCTTTTTATTCAACGAAGCAACTTTTATTGTTCCTAGCAGTGAAGCGGTACATATTACTAACGGAACAAGAGTTGAATTATTAAACGGTTTTAGTTATTTTGCAGATAAGGGTATTGTTGGTACCAGCGGATCTGTTGGTTGGGGTGGTCAAGGCCGTACAAGACTACGTCTAGCAAACAGTACAGGAACATTCACTGTTGGTCATAATCTACATTATGTTGGTTCAACTGGTACATTATTAGCTTCGGGATTAATTGACGAAGTCACTAGCGAATACGTTTACCTAGACGGCAAGGCATCTGGGTTTGTTGAAGCAGCAGACAGAACTGGTAAAACAATTAACGTTTACAATGCCACAGTAATCAGCAGTTTTGAACGCAAGTTCGGAACAGGTGCAGCATACTTTACCACCGACGGCGACTTATTAGACATTGTAAGCGATGCTGATTTACAGTACGGGTTTAGTTCTTATACCGTTGAAGCTTGGATTCACCTAACACAGAATAACAGAAAGCAATACGTTGTCAATAAAGGACTTACTCCTTCAACAACATTTGGTCTTTGGGTAGGTGCAGACAACAAACTTGCAGGACAACACGGTGCTATTGCATTTACTTCTACAAATACCTTTAGCACTGGCATATGGTATCATGTAATGATGAGCCGTGATTTAAGCAATACTAATAGATTGTTTATCAATGGTAACCTTGAAGCAACTACTACTTCGTCTGCAAATATAACCAATGCAGATAGTTTGACAATTGGCGGCTATACAGGTGTACCAACGTTAAGTTTACGAGGTTATCTAGACGAACTTAGAATAAGCACTACTCCTAGATACACCGGATCTTTTACACCTCCAACTAGTGCTTACGCAAGTGACAATAGCACAACTGTATTATTACACTGCGACGGTGCAAATTTAAGTACAAGTTTTACAGATGACGGATTAGGCAGTCAAAACGTTTACTCCACTACTGGAACTTATACTGCGGCAGTAGTAGCCAGTGCTCAACAAATCAGTCTTGCAGATTACAGACAGTTTGGCGGAGAGTTGCGTAGTATTGGATCTGCTGTAGTCTACGGTAATTACGGTATATATGCAGATGGCGAAGGTATTGACTTTAAAGCAATTGCCTTTAACATGAGTCACATTGGTAGCGGAAAAGACTTTACCAACGACCCAAGCCTTGCAATTCAAGCAAATGAAATTGTTAGATTAAATGGTGCAAAAGTATACTTCCAAACAGTTGACCACTTAGGTGACTTTAGAGTAGGTCCTGAATTCCGTATTAATCAACGTACAGGTAACGTTGACTTTGGTACAGCTAACTTTAGATTAGGGCCGTTGTCTAGCTTAACAATCAGTGACGGTGTTAACACATCAGTTTTACAACCTACAAGTATTCAAGTAGGGCAGTTGTTGCTTTCTGGAAGCACAATACAGACAATTAGCGGTAACTTAACTTTAAATCCTGCAGGTAGTTTAACCACAATTGAAAGTGATTTGCAAGTTAACGGTGCATTAAACTTTACTGGACAAATTTTAGCCACAAGTGTTGAAAATGCAGTGTCCACAACGACCGGTGCATTAGTAGTTAGGGGCGGTGTTGGCATTGCTAAAGACCTATGGGTTGGCGGTAAGGCAACTATAGTCGGGGATCTAGTTGTTCGAGGAACAACTACAATTGTTAACAGTACACAGACCAGCATTGTTGACCCTATACTAGATTTAGGTATTAACCCCGACGGAACAGATTTAACAGTTGACGATGGTTTTGATCGCGGTTTATTATTACATTACAACACAGGCTCAGGAACTAGTACATACACAAGAACATTCTTGGGTATGGATAATAATAGTGAAACTCTAATCTATAAAACTGGAGTTATAACAGGTCCTGCAGGAGCATATACTCCTAGCTTTGCAAGTTCTGGTACTTGGGGTGCAGCAAAGTTCGGCACATTAGAATTAATGAGGACCGACGCCGGCGGGTTGCTAAACAGCGGTGCATTAAAAGTAGCAGGCGGCGGCAGCTTTGCCGGAGATTTATACGCTAATAGATATTTTGATTCAACCGGATTAATTGTTTCAACTGCAACAATCGGCCAATATGTTGTAACACAGGCATTGGCCGGTGCTGACATTAATATTGAAAGTGGCATTACATATCCAGGCCGTGGCGTTATTACAATCAGTAATACATCTACACTTCAAACTGTTACACAACGAGGATCAACAACCACTGTTGCATTGACTTTTGCCAATGTAACTAACTCAACCGGTACCACAACTGGTGCATTAGTAGTAACTGGCGGAGTAGGAGTTGGCGGAAACTTATATGCTAGCAACTTATACTCCAATGGAAGTCCAGTTGTAACTGAATCAAGTATTGGAGATTTGGGTGTAACTGCACTAACAGCAGGTACTGACACAGCAGTTTCTTCTTCTACTGGTGTTATAGTTGTTTGGAACACATCTACACTAGACACTGTTGCCAACAGAGGATCAACAACCACTGCGGCAATCACTATTTTAAACACTGCATCTAGTACTTCCACAACCAGCGGTGCGTTAACAGTCCGCGGCGGAGTAGGTATTACTGGCGATGTATATGCTGCTAATATCTATTCAAATGGTATTCAAGTATTAACTACTGAAACAGACACTTTAGAAAGTGTAACAATGCGTGGAGCCATTACTCCTTATGCTGTTACATTCTCAAATACTTCGCAGGCAACAATTTCTGGAAGTACTAAAGCAGTAGGTATTAGTGGTGGCTTATATGTAGGCAAAAAACTCTACGTTAACGAATTTGTCACATTCATGTCAAGCCCTATTGTGGGAGCAATTGACAGCAGAAGTGCGTTAACTGTAAACGGAACAAATCAGCTACAATCATGGTACGACCCAGTCGGCGGGATTGTAGATTTACTATGGACTGGTACAGGCCTTACAGGATACTTCCAACTATTACCTGCAGGAAGTCAAACGCTGGCATTGGGTGCAAACGATGTTGTAAAAATTGCTGGCGGCTCATCAGGTTCTAATTTTGTTGGAATTAATACTGCCACTGCTACTGCTCAACTAGAAGTAGGCGGGGATATCAAAGCTGCAAACATTTATTCAAATGGCAGCTTAGTAATCACCAATGCTTCGTTGGGCACATATGGCGTGACCAGTTTAACTACTGGTTCTGGTATTGCAGTTAATACCAGCACCGGTGCTGTGATTATTGAGTCTATTGACACATTACAGTTAGTCACCGAAAGAGGAAATTCTACAACTAACGCAATTATTATTAACAATAATACTGTATCAAACAGCACATCAACAGGTGCACTGGTTGTTTCTGGTGGTGTTGGTATTGGCGGACAAGCAACAATTGAAACTGCATTAATTACAGTATCTTTAAAAGGAACTCCTGCTGCTACTGCGGTCTTTGAAAATACAACTGCAAGTACAACCACTACTGATGGTGCTGTGGTTATCTACGGAGGGTTGGGAGTCGGTAAACAGGTACGTGCAGCCGAGTTATATGATAGCGGAAATCGTGTTGTTACCAATGTAAATCCAACTGCCGGTTCTGGTATTACTATAACTGATGAAATCAGCGTCGGAACCGCAACCAGCTTTACTATCAATAACACTGGTGTTATTGCCGCAGTCGGATCAACTTACATTGGAGTCAGTTCGGCCACTGGTATTGTGACGTTCACTAATTTAGGTGTTCAGACTCTAACAGCAGGAACAGACACTAGCGTGAGTAGAACTACTGGAACGGTAGTTGTTTGGAATACTTCCACCCTGCAATCTGTTACAAATAGAGGTGCAACTACTACCAATGCTATCAGTATTAGTAATAATACAGATTCAAATACTTCTACAGCAGGTGCATTAACTGTTGCCGGTGGTGTTGGTATAGGCCGTAATTTAATTGTAGGCGGAAACGCTGCAATTTACGGTAATTTACAAGTTTTTGGCACACAAACCTATGTAAATTCAACTCAAACAGTCGTAATTGACCCGGTTCTGAGTCTTGGTGCAGGCATTGACAATACTAACTTAAATGTCAATGACGGTTTTGATCGAGGCGTACTATTGCATTACAGTACGACGGCTTCATCTTCATCTACATACGATAACCATTCTTTCCTTGGCATGGACAATGCCAGCAAGAAGCTGGTTTATAAGACAGATATTTGGCCAGGCGGCTTCCAAGAATTTCCAGCACTATTTTCTAATACAGGAACTTGGGGTGCTGCACAGTTTGGCAGCTTGAATTTAGTTAATACTACCAGTGCAACTAATACAGTATCTGGTGCGTTGACTGTTGCCGGCGGTGCTGGTATTGGCGGTGACTTATATGTTGGCAACAGAATTTATGCAGCAGGGTTAGAAGTATTAACCACTTCTAGTTTAGGTTCTGGCGGTATTGGTGTAAGTCAAATCTTTGCAGGAACTGACACCGCAGTATCGTCTAACTTTGGTGCAATCACAATCTGGAGCACTGCTACATTAGATTCTATTACCAGCAGAACTTCGTCAACTAATCAAATTATATATTTTAATAATACATCTCAGGCCACAAACACTGCAACTGGCTCAGTACAAGTTGCTGGCGGTGTAAGTATTAAAAAGAATTTATACGTCGAAGGCAGCATATTTGGTGCACCTGGCTACATTGAACACAGCGAATATGCTGGTGCAAGTCCGGGAACAAACCAGTGGATTAAATGCTTGACATGGTCACTGCCTAATGTAGGCGACAGCACTACCTTTAAAATAAAGAGTGCAGTTAAAGCCACTGCTAGTGTAGTTTATAGTGATAACATGGACAACGATGTTCTATGGGTTAGCTATGTAAAAGATGCAGTATCAACTGTGTTGGGTACAGTATATTGGATATCAGAAAGCGGAGAGGCTGCACTGAGTGTCGGCACTACTAACCATACAGTAACATACGATCCTATATCTGGTGATTTTGAATACTGGAGACGTTCAACTGTTGCTGGTGGCCGTATTTGGACACTGATTACTGAAGAAATTCCAGCAAACACAGCATATCAAACAGTTACACCTGCTATGATTGTAAACAGCTCTTGGGCAGCAAGCGTTACAAGTTTAGGTGCTACAGCAACAATTGACGATCCTGATGTTACCTCTTTTGAAGATTTAACAGTAGCTGGAACGTTAACACACAGCGGTACAACTGCTAATATTTCTAACAATACTGCGGCACTGACTGCAAACATTGCATCAGCAGCAACTTTAGCTGCAACACTAAAAACAGTTAACATTGGTACTGCTGGTGTTGCTACATCTATTGCCAACATTAATATTGGTTCTACCATAACAGGTGCGTTGGGTGTATTAACTGTTGGCAGTACACTGACTAATTTTAGAAGTACACAAACTGCAATTAATACTCAAAGTGCTGCGGTAGTTATTACAGGCGGCCTAGCAGTTGGCGATAACATTGTTCTCGGCGACGGTGCAACTACTCGAGGAATTTTAGATGCAAATATAGTTTCAAATGGAACATTTGCAGCAGCAGGAGATGCACAATCCGGGTCATACATTTTACGAGGATTAGCAACTTCAACTTCTACATTTACTTTGACTGTGAATAACACTACTGCAACTACAAACAATCAAGTTATTCTTCCTGATAATTCTAGTTATATGTTTAAAGTATTTGCCACTGCAAAGTCTACTACCAGTAACGATGAAGGTGCATGGGAGTTTAGCGGATCTATTTCTAGATATGCAGGTGCAAACACAACTGTGGTACGCACAGTTAACAAAACAAAAATTTGGGCAAGTCAGGCATACGATGTGAATGTTGTAGCTGATGCAGTAAACGGAGGTTTAAGTGTTCAAGCAATAGGCGTCGCAAGCGGCAGTGTACGATTTGTGGCAAAAGTGGAAACTGTTGAGGTTACGACCTGATAGTTTTGAACTAATAAATACTGAATAACAATTGAGTAACTATGGCAATTAATTTTGATACCAGTCCACAAGGTAATGTAACACTGAAGTCTCCGACTACAGGTACAGTGACCTTAACCTTACCACAGAGTGCTAACACCAGCGGTTGGCTTATTGGTCTTGTCGATACACAGGGAACTTTGGCATTTATTGCCCCAGGAACCGGTGCAAGCGGCGTTTCTGGAGCCACAGGTGCTACAGGACCAGTTGGTTCTACAGGTGCAACTGGTGCAACAGGTGCTACTGGTCTGCAGGGAGCAACAGGTGCTACTGGCCCAACAGGTGCTACTGGTTCAACCGGTGCAACAGGTCTACGAGGTACAACTGGTGCCACAGGCCCACAAGGTACAACTGGTGCCACAGGTCCACAAGGTGCCACAGGTACTGCAGGTGGAGCAGGTGTAGGCGGCGGCACAGGTGCTACTGGTCCAACAGGTGCTACTGGTGCAACAGGTGCTACTGGATTGCCGGGAAGTACAGGTGCTACTGGTCTACGAGGCAGCACAGGATCAACAGGTCCTCAGGGTGCAACTGGTTATCCGGGTGCAACAGGTGCCACTGGCCCAATTGGTGCCACAGGTGGTGCGGGCGGTGTTGGTAATGCAGGTGCTACGGGTGCAACAGGACAACTTGGTGCTACAGGTGCAACTGGTCAAGCTGGTGCTACAGGTGGTATTGGTGCAACAGGTGCAACAGGACAGCGTGGATCAACGGGTGTCCAGGGTGCAACAGGTGCTGCGGGTAACGTTGGTAATGCAGGCTCTACAGGTGCTACAGGTGCTACTGGCTTTACAGGTGCAACTGGTGCCACTGGTTTGCAAGGTGCAACTGGTGCCACTGGTTTGCAAGGTGCAACTGGTGCAGCTGGCTCTAATGGTAGTATAGGTGGAACAGGTGCTACTGGACTAGGATATGATATTACCAGTTCAACATCAAACACTAATGCAACCGGCAGCAAGACTTGGACAGTAAACAAAGCCAGTGCGTTCAGTGTGGGTATGCGTGTTCGCATTGTGTATCCAGCTATTCCAGTTAACTACATGGAAGGTACTATTACAGGCATTGTAGGTTTAGCAATCACTGTGAACGTAGACTATGTTGGTGGGACTAACGGTGCTGGACCATATGCAAACTGGACTATCGATGTTACTGGTATGTTTGGTTCAACCGGTGCAACAGGACCGGTAGGTTCTACTGGTTTAACAGGAACTACCGGAGCACAAGGTACCGGAGGCGGTACAGGTGCTACAGGTGCAACTGGTATACAAGGAAATCAAGGTACAACTGGTGCCACAGGACCTACAGGCGGTGCTGGTGCAAACGGTGGAACAGGTGCAATAGGATCAACAGGTGCTACTGGATTTACAGGTGCAACCGGTGCCACAGGTGCAACTGGCCTAACAGGTTCAACAGGTGCTACTGGCCCAACAGGTACTGGAGGCAGTACAGGTGCAACAGGTGCTACCGGCCTAACAGGATCAACAGGTATTACTGGTGCAGGATATTGGACTCCAATTATCAGTGCAGGCATTACATCTACTAACTATTCTCTATTCACTAAAACTGGTGGAACTAACGGAAACTGGGATGTACAAGTTTATTCAGCGGAAGGATTCGTCCGCGGTGCATATGCAAGTGCCAGTGTTAACAACACCACTGGTCGTGCAATGTTTGGTCTTAACTCTGACCCAGCAAACAACGCCAGCTTTGACACACTTGATTATGCAATCTATTTTAATGCCGGCACCGTGGCAATTTATGAAGCAGGTGCATCAGTATTAACTGGTGGTGCATATACTACTGCTGACAAATTTACAATCACATACGACGGTGGCAATGTTAGATACTGGCAAAATGCAACACTGTTAAAAACAACAGCAAGAGCTGTTTCTAGTTCTCCGCTACATTTTGACTCTAGTTTACAAACTACTGCGGTGGCAATTACTAATGTGGCATTTGGTGCAATGGGAGAAATTGGTGCAACAGGTCAAGCAGGTGCAGGTATTGGTGCAGGCAGTGCTAATCAGGTTGTTTATAAAGACAGTGGTAACTTATTTGCAGGCAGTGCAAACTTAACGTTTGACGGTACTAATTTAAACATTGGTGGTGGCCTAAGATTTGACGGTAAGACATCGTGGGATCATGTTGAAACAACACTGAGTGGCGGCCCAACTTTATCATTTAATGCACTAGGTGCACCGGGAAAGAAACACGCAAACTATCTTGATGAGAATTTCTTTAACGGAACTAACAGTATTGCAGTTTACGATAACGCAAGTTCTGGACAAACTGCTATCACTCGAATTGCAGCACCGTCGGGTACTCCTACTACTTCTGGATTTGTGTTGCAGGTACAGCATACAGGCAGCAGTCAAAGTCCCGGATTCGGCGGATTCTACTTTGCTGTAGGCACTAGAGCCAATGCAATTTTAGTAGCAAGATTTAAAGCTAGACTGCCGGCTGGCTACACGTTAACCTGGGCAAGTAATTCTATCGGAACAAACGGCCAAAGCTATTGGGCAACAAACAATGTAGGCACAGGCAAGTGGGAAGAATACGCATATGTAGTAATCTGCGGTGATTCAGGAACATTCAGTTCAACGCACTTCTTCTACGTTACTGGTAGTCCAACACCTACAGCAGGTGCTCCTTTAACATGGTACATCTGCTCCGCAGCAATATATGATGCAACTGATCAACGAACTGACATTCTTTACTTAGATCGTGCATCCGGTGCAGCTAACATCAAAGGTTACGGAGAAGGTCAAGTTATTATTGACGGCTCTACTACGGGCAAAGGCGTATATTTAAATCACTATGTAAATGCTGATGTCTATGCTGCCGGTGGTGGCGGCAAGATGCGAATTGGTAGTACTGCGGCACCTGTTTTTGAATTAGATGTTGCTGGTGAAGCAGCATTCCAGGGATATGTAAGAATTACTGCAACATCAGGAGTACAAAGTCTGTTGATGGGTAATCAGGACAGCTCGGGTGCTAACAACCCTAGCGTGATCCGTGCAGCCAACGGTACTTTAACTTTTGGTAACGGAAACAGTTGGACAACTACTGGCGGCACTATTACTGATTTTGCTACATGGGCTCCTACAGGTAGTACATTAAACGGCAGCGGAGTTGGAGTCCCTGCCCTAACAATTAATACAACAGGTGCCGGAAACTGGTCAGAAGGTATTAGAGTTAATCCTAATGCAAATACATACTCAGCTATTTTATTCCCACTAGTTGCAGGTAGTACAACTGCATGGTTTGTTGGTAAGATGGCGACTTCTGTTTATAATGATGGCTTTGTCATTATGAAGAACGGATTTACTGGAGGTATTGCAGCAAGGGCCGATGCAGCGTTTGATATAAGTGCGTCCACTGGTAGAACAACATTTGGTTATAATCCGTATGTGGGTACTAACGTTATCTGGCATGCCGGTAACCTGACCAACGTTAACCAGTTAAGCAACGGCCCGGGATTTGTCACAGGTGGCGGTGCAGCCACATTCCAATATGTGTTAACTACCAACGGTGGTTTAACTGACAATAATAATGGTTTAAAAGTTTACGCACCGGGTGGTGGATCATATGTTACTGGCACAAGCACAGTAACAGGTGCAATTAAGATTAGATTACCGCAGTTTAGATCATCTACAATGATGCGAATGACTGTCAAGATCTACGAATACGCAGGCGGCAATGCAGGCACAAGTAGAACAATTGAACTAGGTGGTTACAACTACGGACCAGGTGGTTGGTACAACGTTTTTGCACATCAGATCACACATGGCGGCGGAGACTTAAATGTCCGTTGGGGCCACGACGGCACAAGAAATGCAATTTGGATTGGTGAAACTAGCACAGCATGGACGTATCCTCAGGTATTCATTACTGAATTCCAAGCTGGATATAATGCCTACGGTAATACAGACTGGAATGATGATTGGGCAATTACTTTCCCAACAGCATTTGACACTGTGGAAACCGGCCCAGTTACTGCGGCACGAGCACACACTAATTACAGTTTAACTAACCTAAGTCAGTTAAGCAACGGTCCGGGATACATTACTGCGTACTACACTAGCCCGCTAGATTTCCGCGGCGGTAAGCACATGTTCCATTCAAGCGGAACTGGGGCAAGCACTATTAACAGTGATTCTTATGCACTGCAAGTTGGCCCTGCAACTAGTCGTGTAACAACTGCAAACAGTTACTACGGCGGCATTGCATTTAACCACTTGCTAAACTACTCAGGCGGAACACTGAATGCAGACAATACCAGCTATAATATTTCACCACATGCCTGGGTAGGTTTAAGACTGCACGATACTCCGGGTAGCGAGCGTAGCTTCTTGGTATTTGCAACTAAGCCAGGTACAGGTACAACTGGTGGCGGAACTGATCTTCCTATCGAACGCATGACCATCGATCCAGTTGATGGATTTGTGGGTATTAACGTTACTGATCCTACAACAAGATTACATATTAACGGAGATACTAGACACCAAGGCGATAGTAGATCATATTTTGGACCAAACAGTTCCTGGGGTGCCGATTTAATTATTGGCGGTAACGGCCGCACTGATGCGACTCGTGCTACTGTGGCAGCAACTAACGGCAACCTGCACATTGATGCAGCCAACGGTTACGATCTATACTTAAACTATTACAGTGGTCGACCTATCTATACTAGAGGTAGTGCATTTACCAACTGGGATAGCGGCAACTTAACTAACCTAAGTCAGTTAACTAACGGACCCGGATTTATTACCAGCAGCGGTAGTGTTGATAACCTAGGTGGAATTTATTACGACAGGTTTGTCTACGGTGATAACTCAACTAAGACTAGAGAAACAGGATTAACAGCAGCGTTACCATCCGGATTCTATAACGCCTATAACAACGGCACACCGACCGGTACTTGGTATACCGCATTACATACTCGTCATACCAACACCGGTAATAACTTTGGTAATCAGTGGGCTGCTAGTTTCTATGACGACGGTGAAATTTACAACAGACGTATTGAAAACGGCAGTTACGGTACATGGCGTAGAATTTGGAACAACTTCAACTTAACAAATCTGAGTCAGTTGACTAACGGACCTGGATTCTTAGGCAAGTTTGGTAATGCATATTATCAAGTAGACACTTGGTTGCAGTTAACAGGCAATCATGGTCTGTACGCACCAATTGGCGGCTTTAATAATGCACCACATTTTTATCCAAACCCTAACAGCTACGGTTCATGGTATTCTGAAGGACGTAAAAACGGTTGGGGTGGTATTGAATTTACAGGATATATTAGCGGTAACGTATCGTTAATGATAAACTCAAATACTACTGGATTCCATAACAACAGTTACGGATGGCAGTGGAGATGGGATCAGGGAACAATTTACGTTAACCGTTCAACTTACGGTGCTGGTACACAATATACTGTATGGGATAGTGGTAATTTAACTAACCTAAGTCAGTTAACCAACGGACCTGGATTTATTACCTCAGGCGGTGCAGTAAGCAGCATACAAAACGGTGCTAACTTTATAGGACCTAGTGTATGGCCAAGTGCGGCATTTGGTTATCAATACAGTGGTGGTACAGTTAATTGGGGATTCTCATCAACTGGCGGCCAAGTTAACGTATATGCAGATGGTAATTTCTATGCAACTGACAGCCAACATTTAGTATGGCATGCAGGAAACTTATCCAACCTAAGTCAGTTGAGTAACGGACCTGGTTATGTGGTCAACGGCCAAGGCAGTGTTACATTTAGTGATATCTATAACAACGGCTGGTTCCGTAATAATAATGCCGGCCAGGGTCTATATAATCAAGCAACGGCTAACCATTGGTACAGTATCAACGGAAACTATTGGGATGCAGGCCAGCAAGGCACTGGTGGTATTAGATTACGTAACGGTTATCAAGGCACCGTTATGGGTTACCTATATGGTACTACTGGTAATGAATTTGGTTTATTAAACAGTTCAGGTAACTGGCAGTTGCGTATGGAAGCTGGCAATGCCAACATGGAACTGTATCGTATTACATACTTAGACGATGCAAGAGCCTATATCTATTATGATAGAAACAATACTGGTTACTATACTGACCCTGCAAGTACCAGTAACGTAAACGTACTTAACACAGAAGGTACCACAGTTCGTTGGTTGAGCTTTAAAGGCGAAGGCGGGGATAGCGGTAACGGAACTCGTGCTTACTCGATATTCCAAGAAGGCGGCGGCTGGGGATTCCCATACCCTGACTTAAGAATTGCATTCCATACTGGTCTAAAGTTTGGTGCAAACCTTAGCTACGAAGGTATGCGTTTCTACACAGACTACGATATGAGTGGTCGTGTTATGCAGGTCAACGGTAGCAGCAATTACATCTTTATAGATCGCTGGATAAACGTTTCCGGACATCAAGGAATTTATTCCGATACAAACGGTGCTCACATATATCCAAACAACGGTGACTACGGTTCTTGGCGTATGGACGGAACTCGTAACGGCTGGTATGGTATCTATTTTGCATCTGGTTCTACACTGATGATGAACGACGGTGACGGAGGTATTCATCGTTCGGGCAACGGTTGGAGAATTTATCACAGCGGAAATAACCTGTACGCACGTGGTGAAGTTACCGCCTACTGGTCCGATCGTAGATTAAAGCAGAACATCAAACCTCTAGAAAAAGGATCCGGTTTAGCATTAGTTGATCGTCTAGTACCGTCTAGCTTCGAATGGAACGAATTAGCAACCAAAGTCAATGACGGTTTCTACGAAGGGCAGGTCGAAACTGCACTGATTGCACAAGAAGTACAAGAAATTTTACCAATTGCCGTAGCTGAAAACAAAGCAGGTAGATGTGCTGGCAAAGATTCTAACATCGAGAGTTACCTAACTGTTAAATACGACAAGATTACGCCGTTCTTAATCCAGGCGATTAAAGATCTAAAAGCTGAAATTGATGAACTCAAGGAAATAATAAAAAATGGCACTAATTAAAAGGTATGAACTTGCTAATGGTATTGACGCCGACTCTGCGTACCATGTAATAAGTCAAGTTATAACACATAAGATTCCAACAGATATTCCGGATCCGGGAGGTGTTAGACCGGCTAACTGTCCTGATTGGCAGTGGAAAAAAGGATACTACGGTAGAGTATGCGTACAGGTATTTTATAATAAAGCTGCAAGAGATGCAGGCAAATTACCAATTGCACATATTGGAGTTTATCCTACAGATGTACCTGCAGACATGCGAGTTGAAACCAAATCAGAAACTAATTTCTGGATGTCTATTGACATGGCATCTACAAAAACAGTGGTAGAACAAGCATATGATTTCTTAAAAACTCTAAATTACTATAGCGATGCAGTAGAGGATTGATTATGGCAGTTACTTACACATGGCAAATTACTTCTCTTAGAACTAGAACTGAAGGCGAAAATCTTAATGCAGTAGTGCAAACTTATTGGAAAAAGACCGGCACTGACGAGAACGGTAATTCTGGAACGTTTGAAGGTGCAACACCTTTTTCTGCAGCCAGTGTGCCAGCAGGAGAGTTTATTGCTTTTGAACAACTGACTGAAGAAACTGTGTTAAATTGGATTAAAGCAGTAGTAGTGGGCGATTACGAACAGCATGTTAATGCAAGAATACAAGATAAAATAAACAGTGCCGCAATTTCTCAACCAGAATTGCCGTGGGCACCAGGTAAAGGAACAGCGTCTATTGCTGAACCGGGAGCAGCATCTGTTGCCGACCCGTCTTTACAACCTTAAACTCAGAAAATACCAATAGATTATATTGGTATATAAATAATATACCTTAACGGAGCTTTTATGAACAAGATTAATTTAACTTTAGATATGAACGAACTAAACACCATCATGGCGGGTTTAGGCAAACTACCTTACGAACAATGCTTTGCTGTTGTTGACTCAATCCGTCAGCAAGTCGCACCGCAACTTCAAGAACAACAGGCCGCAGGCGGCCAAGGTGCAATGGGACCTGGTAAAGAATAAATACTAGTTTAGTACAGCGGAGAAAACAATGGCAACAACTTATACCTGGGATATTGAGAACGTAGATTTAATAAGTTCTCACAACGGAAATGAAAACGTAGTATTTCGTGTCACATGGAAATGCACAGCAGACGACGGTGAAGGAAATTCTAAGTATCAGGTAGGAATTGTAGAACTTAACCCTAATGTGAATTCTGAAGTATTTGTGTCAATTGACAACGTAACTAAACAAGATATTATTGGCTGGGTTAAAAATACTGTAGCAGTTTCTGTAATTGAAAGAGACTTACTGCCTAATGTTACTACTATTACTTTTTCAGGAACAGATACCACAACAGCCACTACAGTAGCCGAAGCAATGGCTAGCACTATTGCAAAACGAACAGCAACTCCTGACCCAAATAATACATGATAGGTGAGTGGGCTTATATTAAAAGTTATTTTACGCCCGAACAATGTGATAGAATAATTCAAGAGGCCCTAATTTTGCCAGAACAAGAAGCAAAATTAGGGCCTTCTAGTGATAGGGTTAACAACGAATGGCGTAGAAGCTCAATTCGCGGTATAGTAAGAAACTCCACATGGTCATACTTGTTTAATGAATTAGACAAGGTAGTTGATCAAATTAATAAAGAATGGTTTCAGGTAGATTATAAATTTTTACCTGCAATACAGTTTGCTACCTACACTGGTGAAGAACAGAGTTTTTACAAACGGCATCAGGATGTATTTTTAGCACCGTTACCTACGCAAAGAAAGCTGAGTGTAACTGTACAACTTAGTGATCCTGACGCATACGAAGGCGGTGATTTAAAGTTTTTAGATGTTGGGCATTATCCTAACTCGGAAAATCTTCGTGCTAGAGGAACAGTTTGTGTATTTCCTAGTATCATTTTTCATGAAGTTACACCGTTAATTAGCGGTGTACGACATAGTTTAGCAGGATGGTACGAAGGACCGCATTGGAGATAAATATTATTATGATTACATATACTTGGGAATTTCCTAGATTTGCTGCACACCCTACATTAAACGGCTTGACAAATGTCGTGTATAATGTAGAGTTTATCTTATCTGCAACAGACGGTGAAGGGCACGGATCTCAAATTTTTGGTTCAGTTGGCCTTTCGGAACCTGATCCAGAAACATATAAGCCATTTAATCTATTGACTCAAGATGCTGTGCAGGCCTGGGTTGAAACTGCAATGGGTGAAGAAGTCCTTGCAGATTATAAACTAAATTTAGAAAATCAAATTGAGCAACAAAAGGCACCTGCTGTTGTTACTCTAAACAAGCCTTGGTAATCAGCTGACTATTTCAATTAGCAATTCTATTTTAGTTTTGTTAGTTCGATTAGATAGGCTTCTCTTAACACCTTGATGCAGAGGCTTTGGCCACTGATTTAAACTGCACCATGCGTATCCCACGTGTTCGTCATTAAGCACAGGAATAAACTCTTTGTCAACAATTAACATGTATGTGTTAAAATAAAATCGTTGATCTTCACTAGTAAACAGCTCTAGCGGAATTACTTTCTTTATTTTAGGCAGAGATCCAACTTCTTCTGTGATTTCTCTTTCTAATGCGGCATACGGAGTAGCATCAGCAGGCTCTTTCTTGCCGCCAACAATGCCCCATGTGCCCGCAGTTTTGCCTTGATTTCTTAACAAAAATAAAAATCTTTTTGTATCTTTAGCAAAGAATAAACCTCCACTGCATACAATGTCTTCACGTATCATAAAACTAAACGCCATTCACTAGGATAATACATACCGTCTACACTCTTAGACCACTGGGTGCCATCCCACTTGTATTGTATTCCTGTATATGAATTAGTTATATATGTTGTTTCAGTTGTATCTGCAGAACTGAGAATTATATTCCACTGCACTCCGTCCCATTGAATAATATCATTTGCAGATGCAGTAAAGTTGGTGCTATTACTGTTGGCCCATGCATTAGGTCCATCCTCTTCTGTTGTAACAATATCTTCTAGTATCAAATAACGTGCATCAACACTAGGTGTACCTGGATTAAATGTTTTTGGATTTACAATAGCATTGACTGTGCCCCTACTTACAGTATTTGTAAGATCAGAAATTGCAGTGTTCAGCAAAGTTTCTCCGTCAAACTGAATGTTTAAAACATCCATGTCTGCTTCGTCAAATGGATTAATACTTAGGTAGCCTACAATTTTCCCACCATCAAGTTTTGTAAGTTCGATGTGGCTCAGTCCTGTTCTAAACTTGCCAGGATATAGATCTAATAATGCCTTCCAGTTAATTTTAGTGCCAGCTTTAATTGGAATCTGTTCTAAGTCATTTACTAACAAGTTTTCAGATGCTGCCATTAGTTTAGCTGTGTTATTTGTTAACAAGATCGAAAAGTTGCCCGGAGTTACCGTGACTCTAGATACTGGATTAGAGAAACTAAATTCAGGACCCATTGCACTTGTACCTTGTTCCTCTGCAAAAATGTTAGCAATAATTTTAGTAATGATACCTAACTTTTTAACTTTAGCAGGAGGACTTAACCATATAGGAGTTAAGAAATTCATGGTGGCAATGTCAATGTCGTTTTCAGTACCTTGCGGAATAGTTCTGCTAGACCAATTCATTCCGGTAAGCTCTACATAGCTGAGACTGGTCCAATCAATATAGTTACTAGTAGTCTGTATTTCCATTGCAGGACGAAACAATACTAAAATTTGTTCTAGAATTTGTAGTTTCTGTTCAGTGTTGGTACTCCACACGTCTGCAACAAATTGTAAATTAAACGGTGTTGGCATTAATCGTTCAACTGTATAATTTTCACCTTGCACATTTGCGTAGTCTTGAATAGTTTGTCCAAATGTAGGGCTATCTGGGTTTTCATCAACGTAACCAAACTGCCTTTCTCTAATGTGCATTTTGCCCACAAAGCTAGGATCTTGTAACCTATCGCGGGCTATGTCTAGACTTTTAATATAGCAGGCAATGAAAGGTGCAGAGTTAAGCACGTTCTCACTGTTCTTTTTCAATGTGCTGGCTACTTGCCTAGACATATCTCCATATCTAACTGGTATTTGAATCACATTTCCACGACCATCTTTGTAAGTAAAATTACTCATTAGTCGCATAAATTGTGTCAAGTAACGGCGTATTTGGCCGTCGTAAAAATGTTCCATTAATTTTATCCTCTAGATTTGTCAAGCTCTTTGCATTCAGGGCATTCGCAGTCCGGACAGTATTCGCACTCAGTACAACTATGATCACAGTGTGCAGGACATCCGCATTTGCATTTAGATGTAAATCTTTTGTAATTTTGATAATCGTCCATATATACCTCTATCATAAATCTGCTTCAGGCCCCTGTCGTTTCTTTAAAGCCTTACTTAGACTCTGTCTCTCTTCAATAACTCGGCCTGCAATAGTTGCAGTGTTGTTATTGTTAATAAAACTGCCAAGTTGAGTATGTCTAGTTAATGCATCTGGTGCAGGAATTCCGTCAACTGGCTTGTTAGTCATAGTCATTCTAACATTGCTTTCTACATAAACCCAACCGTTGCCGCTAAATCTAAACAATCTATTTGGCATGTAATCTGTGCGTAAATGATATGCACCTATACCGGGGTTAGCTGGGTATTCAATGCCGAAACTGTAAGGTGCTCCATTTGGTGGTTTGCCGTCTCCTTGAAGATAGCTAATGTAAACGTCTTTTTCAGGAGTTACAAATACAGAACTTGCATCTGCTGCATTACCGTCATAGCTAGCATCAACATCTGTATCAGTAGTGTCTCGAATATCTAATTTGCCATCTTCTTGTAAAGGCAAAATATAATATTGATCAGTGTCGTATCCACTTAACCCAGCATCTGATTCTGCCTGTGCAATAATTTGATTGTTAATGGCAATGTTTTGATTGTATGTTGAAAGGATGTCTCGAAGGCTGTTCTGTCCATCACCGCTGTCTTGATCCAATATCTGTTTGTATTCTTGACTGTCAACTAGTGGCTCACATTTTGCACGGAGCAAATGTGGATACCATGTTTGGCTATAACCTGATGCAGGACGAGCAACATCCGACACTACATAAAATCGTTTTAGTGCAACCATATCGTCGCCTAGTGCATATTCGTCTTTTAAGTGCGGCAGTTCTAACACATCTCCTGCCATTAATTTTCTACCTAACAGTTCTACAATACCACGTAGGTGGAAAGTAATCATAATGTTATCGTTAGATAAGAAGAAACCAAACTGCTGAAGATTAAAATCAATATCCTGCATTGTGTAGATTCCTCGAGAAACATACACATCGGGTTCATATTTTCTGTCTCTATTTTCCATAAACAACACATCTTGTATTCCTAGTTCAGGAATAGGGTTAGTGTTTACAGGAGTGGTAGGAGTTGCCTCGCCCTCTAAAGGGTCAGCAGGACCTAGGTATTTGTGAATAATGATATCAGTACCGCCGACTTGAAACTGTTCATAAATGACACGGTCAATCATACGGAAATCATTGCCTTTTTCAGGGCGGTAAAGTGATAGTCTTGGCATAGTCATATATTTATTGCTAAATATTGGTATGAACGAACTTGACACCCAAAGACAAAACGTAGTTGAATATATCCGTACCATGCTAGGTGACGGGATGGTCGATGTTGAATTAGACCCTAAACACTACAATACTGCTATTGATCGTGCCCTAGCAAAATATCGTCAACGTAGCAGCAATGCTGTTGAAGAAAGTTTTGGCTTCTTAACCTTGCAAACAGATGTTAATGATTACATACTTGCACCAGAAGTTATGCAAGTTCGTCAAGTATTTCGTAGAAGCGTAGGCAGTAGAACAGGCGGTGGCGATGGCGGTACGCTATTTGAACCGTTTAACTTGGCCTATACTAACACTTATCTAATGGCCAGCACACAGATGGGTGGGATTGCTACCTATTATATGTTTGCTAGCTACCAGAAAGAAGTTGGTAAAATGTTTGGTAGCTACATTAACTTTGATTGGAATCCTACTGCAAAGCGTTTGAGAATTACTCAACGCCCTCGCGGAGAAGAAAACGTTCTATTGTGGATGTATAATCAGAAGCCTGATTTTACCATCATTCAAGACCCTTACTCTGGCATATGGATCAAGGACTATGCACTGGCAAACTGTAAAGTCATGCTAGGTGAAGCACGTGAAAAGTTTGCAACTATTGCAAGTCCGCAAGGCGGCACCAACCTAAACGGTACTGCATTAAAATCAGAAGGCAAAGCCGAAATGGAAGCCTTAGAAATGGATCTAATCAACTACAAAGATAACCAAACACCGTTGACATTTGTCATAGGATAATGTAAATTATAGTATCGCAGGAGATACTATGATAGTAGGTTTCGTTGGTTTTATTGGCTCAGGCAAAGACACTGCCGCAGATTATTTGGTAAATTTTCACGGTTATCGACGAGACTCATTTGCAAATACTCTTAAAGATGCAGTGGCCTGCGTATTTGGATGGGATCGCACTCTGTTAGAAGGCCGCACAAAAGAAGCCCGCGAATGGCGTGAACAAGTAGATACTTGGTGGGCAGAACGCTTAAAAATGCCTAATCTTACTCCTAGACTTATGCTACAGTTATGGGGTACAGAAGTTTGCCGCACTGGCTTCCACGACGATATCTGGATTGCTTCATTAGAAAATAAAATGCGAAAAACTGGTGATAATATTGTTATCTCAGATGTACGTTTTCCTAACGAAATTAAAGCTATTCACAATGCTGGAGGTATTGTGGTTCGTATTAAGCGGGGAGATGATCCTGAATGGTATGACGCCGCAGTTAGCTACAATAGAGGCCCCGATGGTAACTCTACTTGGAGTCTAAGCAAGAGTCATTTAGACAAACTTAAGATACACGCTAGTGAAACTGCTTGGGTTGGTAGAGATATTGACCACACAGTCTACAATGATACTACCATCGATGCACTATTCGAACAGATTAAAAATCTGGTGTTAGATCCCCACGCCTCCAAGGTTGTTTGAGCTTGTGTAATATTCGTTGACAGTTAGCACAGACTGTTTTTAAATTTGAATACTTGCAATTACTGATGTCACCGTCTATGTGATACACATCGAACTGCTCCGAGTCTTCACCTTTAAAGCCGCATCTATCACATGCGGCTTTCTTTTTGTACCCACTACTTGACCAGGTAGGGCGAGCTGTCTTGTAACTCTTAGAACAATGATCGCACATTGACCTATAGTATATCCTGCCTTCTTTAAGATAATTGATAGCAACAGGCCTTCTTTGACATTTTTTACATAGATCACGCATACGACCGCCCTTTTAGTTCCCTTTTGTTCAGTATTTAACCCGGTAGTTTTTAGCCATTGGTACTAAATATACAAAAGAAAACCATTATATGGGAGATAACAAATGGCTTTAAATTCACCAGGCGTACAAGTTAGCGTAATTGACGAGAGTTTTTACTTACCGGCAGCACCGTCGACTGTACCTTTGATTTTTGTGGCAACCGCATCCAACAAGCAGAATGCTAGCGGTACAGGTACGGCACCCGGAACACTATCAGCAAATGCTGGTCGAGTTTATTTAATTACTAGCCAACGTGATCTAACTGATACATTCGGAACTCCGCAATTCTATCAAGATGCAAGCGGAAATCCAGTACACGGTGGTGAACAAAACGAATACGGCTTACAAGCAGCATATTCTGTATTAGGTGTAAGTTCACGTGCATATGTTGTTCGTGCAGATTTAGATCTAAGTCAAATTAGTGCAGCAAGTTCTATGCCAGTGGGCGAACCAGTAGACGGAACATACTGGCTTGATACATCTAACACACGTTGGGGTATTTTTGAGTGGAACACTTCTACAGACAGCTTTACTAACAAAGTTCCTCTAGTAATTGATAACGATAACTATGCCACAGTAACTGATGGCGGTACTGGCGTTACTCCAAAAGCAAGTTTTGGCTCTAACGGTCAGTATGCAATAGTAGTAACTAGCGATAATGCCAACACTGTATGGTACAAAAACAGCAGCGGAAATTGGGTAGTAGTCGGTACAAACTTTGAAGCAGGTTTTGCTTCTGCTGCAACATTCTCTAGCACATGCTGGCAGACAAGCCACCCTGTTGTGGTATCTACTGCATCTAACCCTGCATTAACTGCTTATAATGGCAACACATTGATCATCAACGGTCAAACTGTTACCCTAAGCGGAACTACACTAACTGCACTAGCAACTAGCATTAACACTGCTATGAGAGTGCATGGAGTTGGTTCTAGAGTAAATGCCGGCGGGTTCTTAGAGCTATATGCAGATGCTCGTGCAAAGAGTGACGGTTCTGTATCTGACGGAAAGATTAGAATTGTAGAAGGTACTGGATTAGCATTAATGTTAACTGCTATTGGTTTACCAGCAGCTACTTATGATGCAGTAACTCTATATCAAGCACCTCACACTAAGTATCCAGATTTTGGCGATAAGCCAACAGGTTCTGTATATGTTAAAACAACTGTGCCTAACAGCGGTGCAGATTGGTATGTTAAGTTGTACAGCGAAGCACAAGGTGCATTTAGCTTGCAATCTGCTAGTATTTTTGATGAGCATCAAACAGCTATTAATACTATCGATGCTACTGGTGATATTCCAGTTGGCAGAGTCTATATTCAGCAGAACTTTACAATGGGTGCAGGAAGTGCAACAACTTCTACATCTAGTCCGCAGGTTGCTGCATTCAAAGCCTACAGAAGAAACGCCAGCGGTGCAACAAAGATTACCAGCGTTGCTACAACTGGAACAGTTTCTACAACATCTAACTTTGTAATTTACGAAGGTTTAGACACATCCACTGCTGGCGTTGCTAATTATAGCACTGCATACACTGTTAACTTAGTAGCAGGCGACGATGTTGATGATATTATCAGCAAGATTAACGCACTGAATATGACGCATGTAACTGCTAGTGTTGCTAGTTCAAACGCTAGCGGAGCAGCTACAAGTTTAACAATTCAACACGCAATAGGCGGCCAGATCAATCTTAAGAATGGTACAGGTTCACCATTGACTAGTGTGTTAGGATTCTCCGGTTGGAGCAGAAACAGCACTACCGGTATTGAAACTGGAACAAAGAATTTATACGCAAAAGCTACATACGACAGCAGAGACATCACGTTCTATGCAAGTAACTGGAAGCCTTTAGTATACGAAGCAGCAGCACAAACACCATTTACAGACCCAATTGATGGTCAATTATGGTATAGCAGTGTTGTTGACGAAGTAGATATTATGGTTCACAACGGAACAACATGGAAAGGTTATAAGAATGTATATCCTTTAACTGATCCTGCAGGTCCAATTGTTGCCAGTGTAGCACCTACTACACAGAGCAACGGTGATCCATTAGTTGATAACGACATTTGGATCAGCACAGCTGACGTCAGTAACTATGGCAGAGTAGTTTATATCCGTACAGGCGGAAAATGGATTTTACAAGACACTACAGATCAAACAACTCCAGACGGATGGTTGTTTGCAGATGCACGTTGGAGCACAGCAGGAACAAGCGAAGAGATGGCAGACATTGTTGATCTACTAGCCAGTGACTACTTAGACCCAGACGCACCAGATCCAGCATTATACCCACGTGGTATGCATTTGTGGAACCTACGCCGTTCAGGATTCAACGTTAAGAAGTATGTTACAACACACATCAACATTGATGCAAACGACGGTAAGAACCCACGTTACAACGACGAGCAAATGGACGGATCTAACAGCTCTACTCCTTATGTTGCTAACCGTTGGATCACAGTAAGTCCTAACCAACCAACCGGCCAGGGCAGCTTTGGTCGTTGGGCTCAACGAGGTTTTGTTGTAGAAGCATTAAAAGCCCTAATTGACACTAACCAAAGTATTCGT